CCAGCGTATGCCATTGTTTCTACTTCATGTGCCATAATATAATCTCCATCATTTCATTTGATAAGAATATACTACCATATTTTAAACCGATTGTAAACCCCTAAAGTGCATTTTTTTCATTTTTTTTGCATAAAAGTTTCAGCTTCTCTTTTTTTCCAAGCAGCTTCAAATCCAATTTCACCATACTCAGCTCTTTCACAGTTTCCCCATAGTCTTTTCATATAAGAATTGTAGGTACCTTCTACTTCTTCGTCGGAAGCTTTAGGATTTATTAGGTGGCCTTTTACTAACCAGTGTAATCGGTTAGCTTCTTTCCGCATCCAAGGCGTCATATAACTCTCCTTTCATTGCTTATAATTATATATGTGTGAGAGAAATTTTGTTACCGGTAACAGAAAATTATTTTCTTCTTTTTACTACAATATAAAGAGGACAATTTGAATCAAAGGGAATGTATCTTTTAGGAGGATAATGATTATAGAATCGAGAAATATTTCTTGCAGGTCGATATTCGCAAACTTTGACAAGTCCATTGTAGTTTCCCATCCAAATATGTGTTGCCAAAATTGCAGATAAAGCTATTGTCATTCATTAGCTTCTTCTTCTTTAGTTTTATATTGCCATTCATCAGTATGTCCAACTGACCACTTTGGTTCAGTTTCAACAGCATAATTTTGTGTACATACTTTAAAGTCAGGTCTTAATAAATTATCGATAGTTAAGGAGCTATCTCTGAAGAGAACCCTATTATTAGGCTGAGCAGCGAATTGACCATTGTCGAGTCTAATAACATTAAATGATTTGTGCTCAGGGTCGTGTTCGCTGAAGTTGGTGTCAAGGATGGAAGTATCGCGGTGACAATTATCGATTGTGAATTCATATTCACCGGCATGCATACGTTTGTCTTTTCCAAAAAATTCGCATCGTGACAAGATTGGTTTTTGGACAACGGTAATGTCGTAATCAAAACAATCCCAAAGCTGAAGAACATCAAGAGGAAGAAGCTCGTCATGATCCGTTTTCCAAACAAACGCGGAAATTGGTAGTTTGTCATAAAGAGCTCCATAGTCAGTTAATAGTGTTTCAAAATAAAGTGCTTTATACTTTACGCTCTTTACGCTTATCCATATCCCTGGTGTAAATTCTCCATGCCCATGTTCTAAGTCATAAAGATATTCCTTTCGAACATAGACATGGATGGGGGGTAAAGGGTGAATTAAAAAAGCCATAATATATTTTTTTAATTATCCTTTACGCCAAATCGTATAAGCACCTACAGCAATAGCACCATATGCTATCAATTCTGCGAAAGGTGGAAAGACAATGATAGCAGCTCCGCCGCCGATCATTATTACTCCATCTAAGCTAGATCTTTCAGTAACTTTTGATTTTAACCAAGCAATTTTAGATTTTAACCAGTCCATGGTTATTCCTCCGATAGTTTAACCCAAAAACAGTCTAGGGTTTGATTTTTGTCTGTAATAAGCACTGAAGCTTTGCTCATTGCTTTTACACATGAATCTTTATCAGTATAGTTTCCTAAATGATAAGTCTTCATCTCTTGTGAGCTAGTCAAAGCTAGCCATACGAGTACCCACATACTATAACCTCTATTTTAACATATTTTCTATGTCGTCTAATATATATCCTATTCCTTCAGCTAATCCAAATAATATAGCACCCGCAAAAAGAAGCATTAAGAAAAGAAAAGGGGCAAAAACAAATGCCCACCAATATGCTCTTATAAAACTTATTCCTTTTTCTTTTCTTAATTCAGCTTTATGTTCAAACCAATGAGCTATCCATCGAGCCCATTTCTTTAAGGTTGCAGTTAACCAATCACTTAATACCCATCTTAATATTCTCATAACTATGAGTATAGGGCTAGTAATAACATCCCAAATGATTAAAATAATATCTACAAATAAATCAACGCAATGGTCTATTGTAATCCATTTTTTAAATTTATTCCACATATTATGGCGCCTGATTAAAAATCCAAACAAACCCTACCATTATCGCGACTGAAGTAACAAATAAGCCAATTCCAACAAGCCATTCCATTATTGCTTGTTTACGTTCGATTGCTGCGTATTCTCTTTCTTTTTGTTCTTTACGCATTTGGGTTTCAATGTGAACAATTTCTTTCCATGCAGATGGACCATAGTATAAAGAAATATAGCTGCGGAGTTCTTCACGCATCTCATCTACTTTTTTCTTTTGCATCCATGATTCAACAGCATTTGCCTGATGACCACCTCCTAGCTTTTTCCACCAAGGAGGTTTTTTATCTTGCTCTGCTGCAAAATTAATATCAGAAATTGCTTTTGACCATTGGCCAAGTTGACCTGACATATCTTGTATATCTTTACCAAGAGCAACCGCTTGCTTAATTCCATTAAAGGCAGCAGTCGCTACACCTACGGCGCTTATAGGGTCTATCATTAAACACCTCGTTATATCGTTTCATTTATCTTAAATTACAGATAATAACAAAGTATTCAAGTAATTACCACCTTTTATCTATTTATACTTCACCGTCCTTCGAAGCACCCCAAACAGTACATTTTGCTTCAACAAATTCATGGCCATACAATTGATTATTTTCTATCATAAAATTCATTTGTCTAGCTAGAGCTTCGTAACATTGTACTTCTGTACTATATTTAAATTTCGAATTAAATAGCACATTGCAAGTTTCAAAACTTGGTTCTATATCTGGTATACAAAGTAAGATTGCTGCTGTCCATAACATGACTGTCTCCTAAAATAAAAAAGGGAGCTAACCGTGGCCCCCTGCGCGTTCATTACGGAACGACCCGATACTAATATTTATATTAGAATGAGAATGCAACCCCTACAGTGGTGTTACCAAACTCTAAATCTGCATCAGTGCTAACTTCCCCATAAGCACGGAGTCCATCAAAAAGCTGATAACCAACTTCAAAATCTAATCCTTCAAAGATGTCGTCGCCACTATTTAGCTCTAAAACATCAAAAGTACTAGATACTTTAAAATCAGTTCCCCATGCTTTCCAACCAGCGTGTGGTTCAAATTCCATTGACCATTCTTCGACGCCGGTTTCATAGTTTGTATCTACTGTAGCTCCAATAGACAACGTTTGTCCTAGTACACCGATGTCAGCTGCTTCTGCTTCTTCTGCTGCGCAAGCAGCTAACGTAATTGCCGATACTGCGGCTAATGCTGCAATTTTCATTTTTCTTCCTTTACTATTTCTGTGCGAATTCACCACTTTTCTGTTGCTAGGTAAGTGGCCAACCCCCTGTGTTATGCTGCTAGAGCGTAACCAGATGGTGCAAAGTTATCGTTTGCATTTGATTTTCGTAGACTCAAATACCAGTCGATCCTATTTCAGCCCCATCAAAAACACTTCTAATAAACTTCCAAATAGTACAATTACCAATCCGTACTGTACAAGTCTCAATGACAAATATGTAACTATATCACTCATTTCATTCTCCAAGTGTTTATGGTGGAGCTGCGCGGTACCGCCCCGCGGTCCTGAATACCCTCTAACATCTACTTGTTTATTTAACCACATATCCCAAGGATTGTAAATGGCTAAAAATTATTTTTTTATACTGTGATATAATTATCACTTTGCCAGTACTATCATCATAGGCAACGTATTTTGAACTATTCTTGTACTTCCGTATCGTGTATGTAGAGTTGGATGAGGGCATAATGTAATACCTTCAAAAGATCCTTTCTTGCATCAGCGGCAGTACCTTTTTTACCGTAGCGCTGAGCATATTTTAATACATTACCCATACAAAATCCAGTACCATGTCCACCATCTATAATAAATTCTGTAGCTTGAAATTTATCTTTAGCATAATGAGCATCATAAGTTGAGTCAATGTATTTTTTAAATTCTTCAATAAGAGCACCTTCATTAAACTTGTAATCGGTGCTTTCACTAACAAATGTAAGAGTAGGTCCCCAATCTTTATAGTCTTCAAAATCTGACGTATCAATTGTTATTGTTTGTCCTAGACCTACGCTTGAGTCTCCGTTTTCCATAACCAAGTTCCTTCATTATTTTCATTCTTTGCTCATGTGAATAATTAATCCACTGAGATATTTGCTCAATGGTTCTGTCACACCCATGACATTTCTTTGTTTCTTTATCAATTCGACAAACACCGATACAGGGTGTAACATATAAGTACTCCATATAAATTATTTATAGAAAATATGTGTACCAATTTTCTTAATTTCTGATAGCGATGCAACCCAATATGGTTTTACATATGTTGCATGATAGTGAGTTGCTCCAGCAGTCGGATCTTCTCTTCCCCATGCATAATCTTCTAATACCATTTTTACAACACGACCAGCACGTTCCCATGCTTCTATTTCTTTAGGACGATCTGATTTACCATCATGCGTCCAGCTAAATTGTTTTCTTTGCCATACAACATCACATACGTCATTGGGAAATTTTTCAGACTTCCATCTATTTAGAGTGACCCATGCTACAGAAGCTTGACCTAACATGCTTTCATTGCGTGCTTCAAAATAAACATTCTGCTGTATGCAATATCTGTCATCATCAGAAAATGATTTAACAAATTTTTCTACATCAGCTGCGCGAGCGGATGCTAGTGTTGCAATTGAAATAACGATAGCACAATTAACAGCACCAGAAAGTAAGCTTGATAGTTTCATTTTACTGCCTCATTTTTTATAGTATATTCTACCACAGAAAATAACGATTGTAAACCTTTTTGTTTCTTTAGAAATCAACTACTTACGTTTTTTATCAAGTTTTTTTATACCTGTTGTCCAATTATCAGCGGCATCATTTACATAATGAATTGATTTACCTTTAAAATCTTCTGTAAAAAAAATTTTTCCGCCTGAATTAAAGTATTTAATATAAGCATATTCTTCTTTATAATCAAAATGAACTTCACAATAATCATCATTAAGTTGTGAATACCATGTTGATAATTTTTTACCCATCTAAGATCTCCATTATACTAGGATAAATTGCAGATATTGCTTTTGCTATTTCTTTTGCCAATTCGATATGTTCCATTTGTGTCCCATTTGCCGTGCGCAAATCAATGTAATGTATCCAAGAACGAATGGTGCCATTAACATAAAGACGAGAGACTGTGTTTCCTTCCGGCAAAACAGCCCTGGCTTGTTCCTTGGCAATCCCGTTTTCAATTGCCCATTCGTATGCTGCTTTTGCTTGATTGATAACACTCTGTTGGTATCCTTCCCATTGCATTTGTAATTCTTTATCATTAATACTTATACTATTTTGACGATTTTTAGTGTCTTGTAATCGTGCTTCTCTTAAAATAAAATTGTCATTAAGATCGCGGATGTCAGCATACCGCTGAGAAAACTCTTGAAAGGAAAAGGAGCGGTGTCGAAGGAATTGTCGGGCAATGTCTCTTGTGGTTTCGACTTCGAGGCAGGCGCTTGCCATTTCGAATGGTGACCAGTGCTTGTGCTTGATGAGATATTTAAGTAGCTTTGTTGTTGTTTTGGTGTTAGCTTGGTTTTGTGGATTGGAGACACGGGCGCAATAGGCGACGAGGTCTTGGATGTTATCAAGCCCCGCGTAACCAAGTTCTCCTGCGTGGATACGACCTGAGGGTTGGCTATAGGATATGAGACGTGCATGCATTTAGTTCTCCTAGTTTAATTTAAAATCAGCAAATTTATTTCCAACATCTGTTTTATCAAATGTAGGCGTATCATCTATTAAAGTTTGTTCTTTATCATCCACATCATATAATTTCATTTTAGATCGATCTACACCAATCACAAAACGTTTTTTATATGTTGGATCATTATATCTATTCTTTAATTGTTTAACTGCAAGTTGACCCATACCTTCTAGTTCTTCTGTTGAGATGAGTGCGAACATGAGGTCTGCGGTTGCGGGTAATCCAAAAGATTCGGACGTATCTTCAAGCCCAACATCTGTGTTAGAATAACCAGAACGAGTCGTTTGCGTTGCAGAGACGATCGGAACGTCGAACTCGACCGCAAGGCCACGTATTTCTTCAGCGATTGCTTTAATGTAGTTGTATGAATTAATTGCACCGCCCATTCCTTTCATTCTACTTGATGCACAAATATTTAAATAATCAATGTATATAATATCAGGTTCAAATGATCGTTTTAACTTAAGCTCATTGAGCAAGGCACGGAAGTGTGCTGCATTGGCCTGACCTGTTGGATACTCTTTTATAATTAGTTTACCACTTGTCTTTTTAGATAATGTTGTCACTCTATCGGCATACATTGACTTACTTAAATTTGGAATTTGATCAATTGGTATATCGAGAAGATTAGCATCAATACGTTCAGCAATTCTTTCTTCAGCCATTTCCATAGTAAGATATAGCACGTTTTTATTATCTGCTAAATTCGCAGCAGCACAATGACACATAAACAAAGACTTACCAACACCAGTGCCTGCAAGACAAATATTAAGTGTTTTATTTGGTAAACCACCTTTAGTGATTTTATTAAAGAAGTCAAGGTCAAATGGAAGTCTTTCTTCATCGCGGTGGTAAAACTCATATCGTTCATCAGAATTTTCTATATAATCATGTCCAATATTCGTATCAAAAGAAACACCTAATGCTTTGGTTAGAATATCTGGTAAAGCATTCTTAGATAAACTTTGGTGTTTGCCATCAATAATAGTTATTGATTCCATGATAGCGTTATATAGTGCACGATCTTGACACCATTTTTCTGCAGTATCATAAAGCCATTGTTGATCGCTTTCTTCTTTATCAAATAATTGCGGGATGATTTCTATAGCATGTCGATATTGCTCTTCAGTAAATGATTCGCTTTGTTCAATTTCAATTTTAAATGATTCTTCATTTGGAATCTTATTATATTTAGCAACAAACTTTGCGACTTCTTTAAATATTTTTTGATACGTACCTTCAAAATAGTCTGGCTTAATAAAAGGCAAGACTTTTCTCATAAACGTTTCATTAGTAATAATGTTTTTAATTATAGTTTGTTCAATGGAATTCATTTGTATCCTTCAAGTGATTCAGAAATAATTGATATTAATATGTCACCAGCATAACGTTGAAACTCTTCATTGTCTTCTGTTAAATCTTGATCTGGTGTTTCAACAATTTCTAAGTTAAATGTCATCCTAGTATCTGTTTCATCGAGTCCATCACCTTCCAGTGCGATTTTACCATAGGCAATTACAGTTTCAATATAATCTCCTGTTAAAAATCTCACATTCCAATGATTATCATCTGTAGATGATGGAATCAATTCATAATCAATATTTTCTTTATGGTTCATTCAATTACTTCCTCTACAATAGCATCCATTGATACTTGATCTTGGTATCCAATTGAATATTGTTTTTTTAGAAACTCTTTAAAATTAGTATTAGCAAAAATGCTATCCCAAAATTCTTTTTCTAAAGTTTGATCATGCCTAACCTTTTGGCCAATTTCACCTGTCTCCATATTAACCGCTGCATACCAGCCATTTGAAGGTTTAGTAACGTACCCACCAACAAGAGCCACGTCAAGCAACCCAGAATAATTGCGAACACCGCCGTCCCAGGAAACAGTAATAGGAATTTTAGACTTTTCTTTAACATACCTGCTCTTCTCCACATTAATAACAAAATGATAACCTTGAATCTCGGTACCTTTTTTGTCTTGTTGTCTGCCGAGAATCCAGATATTGTCAGCTGAATAATAAATGCCTGTTCCGCCACCAACAATATCTCTAGGAAATAATCCAATTTCTTTATATGTATGATTTACTGCAAGTAAAGGAATATTCTTCATAGCAAGATAAGGTGTTGCCATACGAAATAAACCTTTGAGAGCTTTAGCGCGAGACATATCTGCTACAGATTTTTCATTGAGAGTGTCTTCCATTTCTTTCTTTGAAGCAAGATTGCCAATGGAATCTATAACTACTACAACTTTATCATCTCTATCCAAATTTTCTAGTTGTGCAATTAAATCAAACTTTAATTCTTCTACGTTTGTAATAGGAGTGTGCAATACTCTATTTGTATCTACGCCAAATTGTTCAAAATAACTTTGAGGCGAACCAAATTCTGAATCATAAAAAAGCATAACAGAATCTGGATGTTTTTTCATATATGCTCCAGCAATTAAAAGAGCAAAGGATGTTTTAAAATGTTTTGAAGGGCCAGCTAAAACAGTAAGACCAGGTGCTAGCCCACCGTCAACTGATCCTGATAATGCAACATTCACCATTGGAACGTCTGTTGGAACCATATCTTTTTCAGTAAAAAATTTTGATTCTGCAAGAACTTCAGTATGATTTAACTTTGAGTTCTTTTTTAATTTATCCATAATAGACATAGGATACTCCTTACATAAATGCTTCTAATGTTGCCGGTTGTTTTTCAGACCAAAAGGTTTCTGATTTATTATCTTGAATTACGAAATCTGACTCAACAAGACAAGCATCACCGCTTAAAAATCTTTTTACATTTTCAGCCATGTCTTGTGCAGTAGTTACTGGAACGTTTTGACAAATCATATTAATGTTTTTTCGACCACCTACTAATTGAAAATCCTTAGGCATTTTCATAATTGACAAAGCTTCTCTAATATTTAAATATCTGTCTTGATCTGGATGAGTAAGTTCCATTGGAAAATGACCAACAAAAGCACCAATATAATTTTTACCAACTTCTGTAGTTTTTCTCATAATGTTACCACCAGCTTTTAGCTTTTCACCCATCCTACGACATTTACGTGCATGATTTTCATGGCCATTATCGTCCATCCATTTTGCTACATCTTCGTAATCAACACCTTTGTCTTCAATATAATGCAATGGATTGGTTGTTTTTTCAATTAAATTGAAAAATTCCATATGACTAATACCACCATGCATTTCTTGTAATACGTATTGATAAAAAGGTTCTTCAGATGGAGTCTTACTATTTGTTAAAGTTTCAAACATTGGATCTGCTTCATTGGTTGCAGCAGAACGAATAGTGTCTTCAATTTTTTCATATTGTCTTTTATAAAAATTAAATCTTGGAATTGAGTTACCTTTCCAGAAAAAATAGAAAGTTCTATCTCTAATTTGACTTAGTCCATGTAAAATAGATTTAGTTTTATAAATGCTAAAGGTATAACCATTTTTTCTTGCTAGTTGACGAAGTTGTGCTACAACCTTTTCACCCATTTTGCTTGCTAATCTTGGAGCATTTTCTCCCCAAAAAACTGTTGGCTGAATTGATTCCAAAACATATTCTGCTGACTTGACCATCCAGTCATTAGTGCTGCTATCAGCATTGCTGCTAGGAGAAAGGGAAGACAAGCCAGCGCAAGGGCAAACAGTGTTGACAACATCGACACTATGAGGCGCAAGACCACCCACGTCAAGCTTATAATAAGGAACGCTATTGTCGTAATAATTAAGAAGTTGGCTGTCATTTGCTTCAAAGTCCGTATATGATAATATATATTCAGGTTTTGTCCCAAATACATTTTGCATTGCTATTGTTTCTCCACCAATGAGTGGAACTATACTTGCATACTTAACCATAATTTACATTCTGAGCCTTTTCTCTTTCATCTTTATCATAACAATTACGATACTTATTATTCTCTTCGATAACTTTTTCTAAAACGGAAAAAGATTTCGCAAAGTTCGCAAACGCTGCTGTGTCTTTTGGGAAGCAAGCGCCACCAAAGCCACGCTTGCCATCAAACCCAGGCACAGTAATATGAGACCTACCAATTCTTGGATCTGTTCCAATTGCGTTACTGATAACACCATAATTTCCTCCAAAGTTTTCTATGACATCATAAAATTGATTCATCCATAAGACCTTTGATGCAAGGAAACAATTAATTCCATACTTTACAAAGCTTGCATCAGTGGACGTCATGTGATATACAGGACACGGCTTGCATAAGCTAAAGTCTTTATAGATTTGTTCTAATCTTTCTGTAGCTTCTGGATTTCCTCCAAAAATATGCATAGATGGATTTACAAAATCTTCACATGCATTTTTTTCAGTTAAAAATTCAGGATTGTAAACTACTCTAGCACCTCCACCGCGTCTTGAAAATTTTTCAATTATGTCAGGTGTCACAGTTGATTTAATAACAATGATTCCTGATCTACGTAGCAAAAGTTTTGTTACAGTATCAACTACAATAGAACAATCGATCGATCCATCTTTACCCATAGGTGTAGGAACACAAACAAACGTTATATCTTCACTTAATTCTACATCATCTAAAGTAGTATTATAGAGAGGATCGATGATAGTTTTAGTAATAGCTTTATTTGAAAAGCCATAATCCACAGCTTTGCCAACAAACCCGTGGCCAACAATTGTCATTCTCATTAATTAACTCCATAATAACTTTTGTACCATGTAATGAATTCTTTAACACCATCTGTTATAGAAGTTTTAGGATTATAACCTAACGCTTGTAATTTAGTAGTGTCAGACCACGTCTCAGGGACATCTGCAGGATGTTTAGGCGCTAATTCTCTTTCTGCTTTCCGATCAAGATTTTTTTCAATTTCATCTACAAAATCTAATAGATTAACCTGTTGGCCATAACCAATATTATAGATTTCATGCCATTCTTGATTGGTTTCATTCATAGCTTTATCTACTACTAATTCTATACCATCTACGATGTCTTGTACATAGGTAAAATCACGTTTCATATCACCATAATTATAAAGTGTGATTGGTTCACCTTTAACGATTCCATCTGTGAATTTAAATAGAGCCATGTCTGGTCGACCATATGGTCCATACACTGTAAAGAAGCGAAGGCCTGCAGAACGTGAAATTTTAGAATGAGAAAACTGACATTCATTTACTCGTTTAGACCAACCATATGGATTGTTTTGTAAATCTGGTCGATCATGTTCATTCCAAGGTAAAGGCTGTCCATGCATAACGCAGGAGCTTGATGCATATACAACTGGTATGTTTAGTTCTTCACATACTTCTATAATACGTTGTGTTCCAGTTATGTTAGTATCAATATATGGTTGCGGTTCTTCAAGAGCGTGTCTTGGATTTGCATATGCAGCTAAGTGTAATACAATATCTACATCTTTCATAAATGACGTATTGTCATTAATTACTTTAAAGTCTTCAATGTCCCCTCGCATAATAGGAACATTATATTCTTCTTGTAAAATGTTAGCACGATCTTCTTTTAATTGTGGATCGTAATAATCATTAAAATTGTCTAAGCCACATACTTCCCAATTATTTTTTGCGAAGTGCCTGGCTGCGTGAAAGCCGATCATGCCGGCAATACCTGTTACTAAAATTTTCATACGAAAAATTCCTCTAGTCCTTGTGGTTGGTTTTCAGTTGTGTTAATAGCAAGATCAATAATTTCATTTACAACATCCTCACCATTGGAGTGTTGTTTCCAAAATTCAAATGCCATTTCTCTCCAATCATCTCTCATAGACGGATCGTTTTTGAGTTTTGTCATCATTTCTTGACACTCTTTAAAATTAGTATAGTCAACACCAAGAGTGCCAGAATTTTTGCATTGACTAATAGGATCACCCTGTACAGGGTGTATTACGTTATCACAGAAATGTTTATGGAATAATGGTACAGTGCCAGATGCAATACATTCAGCATGACAATTTTCAATATTGTTACCATATGTTTCTGCTTTTAAATGATAAAGATCTGAACCAAATGCTGAACGTGCCATTCTCATCATTGCCTCATTATTTATGTATTGAGGATATAGATAAGCACCTTTATTGGTTTCTTCTTTACCATACAAGTCAGGTGTAAACTTGACTTCATTAAATTTCTTTTCTGGTCTAAAATAATTTTCAACCATGCGGCGATCAACAGGATTATCTTCTTTATTATCACGATATAAAACAAGAGGATATTGTATAGAAGCTTCTAAACCTTCAAGGACAGTTATAAATCCTTGCTCCATCAAAGCATCTTGATGGAAATCAATCATTAAACTAGGACCTTTCCACATTGCAGTACGACCAATCCAACGAACCATATTATGCTGTTGTTCTTCAATTGGTCGCCAATACTTTTGACGGTGATCCTCATAATCAAAACCCAAACCCATTTTAGTTAATGGAGTTTGGATTCTATTTTTCTTCATAAATTTTGAGAAATCATTTTCAAGACTGTGAGTCATAATGACATCAACATTTTCGCAAACTTCTTTTAGATTAGCATTACGTGCTATTGAAGCAGCTTTATGGTCTACATTAATAAACGCTTTACGTATTTTTAGTCTCTGTAAAAATGGTACAAAATTATCTTGACAATCTTGTGGATGAGACTTAGAAGGTACTGAATAAATGATTGCTAAATCATACATTGAATTAATAACATCTGCAGTTAATTCCCACTGCGTACCCATTACAAATTCTTTTTGATCAATTTCTAATCCTTTAGCTCGTCCCCATTTTTTATCAATTGCAGAATAGATATCTGCTCCTGTTACTTTTTGCATTTGAATAGCACATTGTGTTACACCGCAGCCTTCAGTACCACGACCAAGGATAATAGCAATTCTAGTCATTTATGATTCCTTAAATTTACAAGTGTGTGATATACGTATTTATGATTATTAAATATAATTCTAACATATTTTTACACAAATGTAAACTATTTTTTTTATTTTGGTGAAGAACAATGCATGTGACATTCTTTACATGCATTTTCAGGATGTTCATATAATTCTTTGTGAAAGTTATACCACTGTTCTGATTCTATAATATCAAGAATGTCATCATTTCGATCAACTCTTAATTCATCATCCCATAAATTTTTAGTATTATTTTTATAGTTGTGATACTTATCTAAATAACAACAAGGAAGAAGATGCCCTGAAGCAGTAAAGGCTAAACCATTTCCTGCACCAGGAAATCCATCATTGGGTTTATAATCGCCTTCCATTGTTACGCTCCAACATTGAGGATAAAGTTTCATACTCTTTTTTTCTCACCAAATAGTTTTTTAGAAATTAAATTTATATTTGTAGGAGGAGCAACTGGACTGTCAGGATTAAACCTACCTGAAGTAAGTAATATTAATTCTACATCTATTTCATCTGCCATTTCTTTTGCTTTCATAATATCATGTTCATTATATGCAAATGGAATGTATTGCCAAATGACTCTCCACCTTTCCCATTCAGGTTCTCTTCTTTGCCTTGATGCTACATATTTCATTGCCTCAAAAGCTGAATGAAAATCTTGGCCAACTCTATGAATAGCTGCTTTTTCATCTATGCCATCTATACCAAAGTGCCATTCTATTCTAGTTGGAAGTTGCCAAGCTACATCTACAAGTTCATCCCAATACTCTTGTTTTTTTCCAGATCCATTTGTATGAATTTCGATTTTTTCTAAATATGTTACATCATCTATTGATGACAATAATGAAATAAAATCTTTGTGATAGATAGGATCAGAAATCTGACCACAAAATGAAATGCCACTTCTTACGAAGTTAGTTAACTTTCTCAATTCTTTTGATTTTAAATCACCATAAGATTTCCTATAATCAGAAATCATAGGTTGTCCTTGAACTTCAGATTGGCGTGAACAAAACTGACATTGAAGTAAACACCTATGAGTAGTGTCTACATTTATTACTGTCCATCTGTATCCCTCTATAATTTTGGAATACATTTCAGCAAATGAATTCATACTCTACGCCTGCTTCATCAAATAATTGTTTAGTCATATTCCATGACTCGACCCACTGTTCTTTTATTTTTTGTCTTGGCATAACAACTCTTTTTATTCCTACCTGAATAACACCAAGAGCACAATGGTTGCAAACAGGCAAGCCATGAACAAATAAGGTAGCTCCATCTAATGATACTCCGTTGTATGTTGCGTTATAAATTACATTCTGTTCAGCATGTACTATGTACTTGTATTTAGTTTCTCTCACTGCATATCTATCAAGAGAATCTGTTATTCCTCTAGGAAAACCATTATATCCTTGAGATAAAACTTGACCTTTAGATCCTACAGCAATAGCACCGATTTGAGAAGATGGATCTTTAGACCACTTAGATACTTCTTCTGCTAATTTTAAATATCGTATATCCCATTTCATACTTCTTGCTCTTCACCAAAAGATTTTTTTAATATTTCTTTTATTACTTTTTCTTGCAAACAGTTTACTGCTAATATTGGCATGTCTTTTCCATATTCTTCTTTTAATTTTCCAAGATACGCGATTTGATCTAATGGATCTCTAATACTAACCATACATTCTTCTCTAGTTTCAAACCTAGGCTTTTCAAAAATATAAACATCGCCTTGCAATGTTCCAAATATTACTACTATTAACCAGTTCATTTTACATACCACTTCATCCAGATAGGTCCTATTCTAATAGAATAATACCTGGTAGTTTCATTATTACATCTAACTTCTTTAGGTGTAATTTTAAACTTCCAAGTACTAATATGCCATATCCAAGTAATGTAAAATTTTATTAACATCTACCATTTAACGATATAATAATTTTCATTTAGTTGTTTAATAATAGGATTATAAGGATACAACAATTTTTGTAATTCTTCTTTAGTGTATTTATGGTATTCTTCAGCAATGCCATCATCATACCATTCTGCATAAAATATAAAAAAAGCATGCTGAGCATTAAAATTTCTATAGTGCTCCAACAACTTAGGAAGACCTATGTAATTAGGTACACCAAATAAACTAACAAGAACATCACAGCTATCATCTATATTTTCATTACAATCAGCTAAAACAAAGTTATAATCTTTAAACTTTTCTTTAGCATTATTTAACATGCCTTGAGATAAATCATATCCTGTAAAATTTTCTGGTCCAGGCCATTGTAAGATAGGAATGTCTTGTCCGGATCCAACACCTAATGAAATAATTTTTCCCTCTTCTATATTCTCCATCCAAAACTCATGAGCATCTTTCTCATCTTGCATATAGATGTTGTTTTCCCATCCGCCATCAACATATTTTTCTTCATAATATGTCTTAGCAGCATGATTATATTTTTCAACTAAGTCTACCATCCTATATCTCCATACATATTTACTGCAATTTTAGCACACTCATCAAGAGATAGACCTTTTTCATTATCTAATTGATCATATGCATATTCTAATTCTCTACACCCCATACAATAACCACAAGGTTCAGTGGCGTGAGTGTTACATGAAATAGTTGTGTCATAAATATAGTCAAATCCATTCCGTCTTCCTAAATCAATTACATGATATTTTTCAATATGTTCAAACGGATTCTTCCAAAATTTATCATTAGTTAGCCATGGGCGTTTTGCCATTCCCTTTTGGTCTACATTCCAACGAGGAAACCATTGAGGATGTGGAGGCAAAATATTTCCACAATAAAGTTCTTCAATATCTTCATCATTTCTTACATCTTGAAACGCAAGCATAAGTCTAGCAAAATGATTTTTCATTTCCCAATTATGATACTTTTCTCCGATGATTTCTAATTCTAAATCAACGTCAAATTTTTCAAGGATTTCTTCAATTAAAGGTTTCTTAGGATCCCATGAAGTCTGTACATTAAAAATTCTAATTTCTGTATCAGGAAAATTGTCCCATAATAATTTAAAAAGTGTAGTGCTGTCAGCGCCTGATGACATTAACACACCAATCTTTTTAGCTGGATTTAGTTTTACAATTCTTTCATCCCATTCAGGACCACATCTAAATTCTTTCATTCCATATCCTTATTTAACTAAATGGAAGTGACGTTCATACACGTGTAAATTCATGACTTGCCACATTAACATACCTTTTTCAATAGGACCATGTTCACCATAAATTTCTGCTAATGAATTCCATTCTCTTACAAATTTATCCATTAAGTATTGTGCCCAAGCATAATCATTTTTATATCCATAAACAACATCATTAGAACGCATTTGAGATACCATTGAAAGTATGCCATCACGAATATAAAATGTTTGTGCATTAGTGCAAATAAAATCAGATTTACCGCCTTCATTATATTCACACCATATTGATGGACGGTTATAAATCATTTGTGCACGACGTGAATCTGGATTAGCTTGTAATTCATCAAAGGCATGTTGGAATTGATAATGATATTTTTCAGAAAAAAGTAAGTGACCATAATTAGAATTTATTTCACCATGTTTATTTGCTGCGTATTGCCATGCTTGAGGAGGTGCATCTGAATCAACACCATTTATATCATAAATGTTTGTTGAACCTGATTCATACCAAGCTATTTCTTTGTTAATATATTCTTGACTAGGTGTACCAAAAATAGCAGGTTCAGTGCATAAAAAATTAGCACCAATTAACTCAATAGTTTTTTGACCTGTTTTATCTATAGTAAAGGCTTCATCATTTAGTTCATCAATAAAAAATTGACGTATGTCACTAACCGTTTGGAGAATCATTTTTTTCTAGCTCTCTTTCAAATACTCTTTTACGCAAATCTGATGACGAAAATCTGTGGTCTCGTTTATTAAAATATAAAGAAATATTTCTACGTCTACATTCATCTTTGCCAGTAAAATCTTTATCTTTATATTCATCACCAAGTATACGTACATCAATTGGATACATGTTTATTATATCAAGTAAATCGGATTCTGTACAATAAACAATGATTTCATCTACATATTTTACTGCAGAAAGTTGTTTGTATCTTTCTACTACACTTTGAATAGGTGAGTTTTTTTCTTCACGATCCCAAGACGGATCTACTTGCAATCCACAAATAAGCCAATCGCATTGTTCTTTTGCTTCTCTTAGCATTGCGATATGACCAGCATGAAGCAAGTCAAACGTACTACATGTAAATCCTACTTTCATATTAACAACCTATTTTATCTACACTAAATGGATCACTATCATCATCAATATGATAACCAACAGTTTCACGCTCAATATCATTATGATTAAATTCTGCCCAGTATAGCTCATATGCTACGCCTTCTTTAAGACACTCAAATTGATGATAAAGACCAGGTTTAACTTTGTGATAATCACCTTCATGAAGAATAGTAATATCAACTAAATCATAATCACGTTGCCATGTACGAATAAGCATCTTACCAGATTCGACATAAAAACCATTCCATTTATAACGATGTAAGTGTTTAGAACACACGCCGCCTTCTTCCATTTCAATACGATGAAACTCTAATGCACCATTTGCTTCAATAAGCTCAGTAGTGCCCCATACTTTTCCTGCTTTCATTTATTCATCTCCGTTACTGCAATAATATAAAATCCAATAATTATAATTGCCAGGATACTAATTGCTGTAAATACTTCACCCATTTATCATCCTTTCTAAGATTTCTAAGACTTCTTCGCTTCTATCTTCGGCTCCTCTAATTAGAGAATTTGTTACACAATTACGAGTAAATTCTAATGGAAATCTTTTACCTTTTTTATCCATACCAGTATTAATTAAATAAACATTAACATCATGTTCTTCTATTTTTTCCATTAACATATCGCTATATACATTTACATTTCTAGGCATAAAAGGTGATCCATAACATGGTGAAAATATTTTTTTAATTTCTTCAACACCTGCTTCAGTGCCTGGCATTTGACTTGTATATCCAGTTTCAAAGAACCGTCTTACAGTTTCTCCAGAAATTTTACTTACTGGAGGAAAACTACCTGTAGCATCCATTGTTAGAAAAAATATATTATTAGGATGTTTGAATTGTGTATCATTTATATATGCATTTTCTACATACTTTAAAGGATAACTTAATCTAGCATTAGCAGCACCAGGATTTTCTATTACTAATGTTTCAGCTTTTTTTGCAGCTTCCACAGCATTAAAAATAGTTGGATGTGTTTCAGGTGACAAACCTTCTGATTTAGCATAGCAGCCTTCTTCAACTTTTGCGATGCCTTCTTCATTCCAAGATACTTCATCATCTGAAATTAAACCAAATTGAGGATCACTACTTAATGTTGTTTTACCTGTTCCACTTAATCCAAACATAAGATTAGTTTTATCCTTAAAAGTAAAAGCACTACAATGCATTGGTAAAACATTTTCGTCTGGTAATTCAAATCCTAAAATACCAAACACTCCTTTTTTAATTTCACCTAGAAAAGTAGTTCCACCAATTAACATAATTTTTTCATCTAAATGTACAGCAATTGTAGGTGGACAATTAATTTCAGTGTTGTGAATAATTTTCCATTCTGCATAATGTTCAGTTGGATCATCTACTACTGAAAACATGTTTCTTACAAATTGAGCATGTCTATCATCATTAGTTAAGACAGCAAAACCGCGACGAGAAGTATAAAAATGCAAGTAATGTTTATAATTGTATTCATTTAAATCTTCATAAAATTCCCAAAAATATTTTTCTTCGCCTATCTTATTATATTTTGGTCTTGATAAATCTAGTTTTCTAGCTAAGTTTCCATAAAATATTTTATTCTCAGGAGATCTGCCAGTTGGGTTAGTTATTATTTCTATATTAGCCATTTTTCATTCCACCTTTTTTCATCTTCTGGTGTATTAATTTCTATTCCATTAAATTCAGTATGCAGTATACCTATGTCCCAACCTGTTTTTAACCAGCGCAATTGCTCTAGTTGTTCTATTCTTTCTTCTTCTATTATACCATACTTGCTATAGAATTGTAAAGGATTTCTTTTATATCCATAAATTCCTAAATGCCAATCGCCATAGCCTGCCATTCCTCTTCCGAACCAAAGGGCTTTATCTCCACCTCTTACTACTTTTACAGAGTTAGGATCATTTCGCATTTTTTCTGGCATATCGGTGAAAAGAGTAGTGATAGGGTAATGCTTTAAATGCCATATTACTTTATTAATCATATGCTTATTCACATCAGGCATATCACCTTGAACGTTTATGTACTGATCATATTCTGGTATTTTATCGAGCGCTCCGGCACATCTTTCTGTACCATTATTATATTCTGTAGTATCTAATCGACAATTATTGTCATTAAATAATGAAGCAATTCTATAGTCATCAGTAAGTACATATGTATCTAAACCTGTATCAGCACAAGTCTCATACACTCTTTCAATCATAGTCATTTCACCAAGATTAACTAATGGCTTACCAGGGTATCTACTTGACTCATATCTCGCTGGAATAAGAATAGCGGTGGATTTCATCTACAACTCTTTCAAAATCATCTAATCTAAGCATACTTTCCGAATCACTGGGTGCGGATTCAGGCATAGGGTGGACTTCGATAAAGAAGGAAGTGACCCCCAAAGCAGCCCCACAACGAGCCAACCCAGGCACGTGAATAGGAGCACCGCCCGAGCAATGTCCAATTCCGCCGGGCTTTTGGACAGAGTGAGTAACATCGAGAACAATATCGCAGTCATAATTATTAAGCATATAGTCAACACCAGTGAAATCGACAACAAGGTTATTATATCCAAAACTTGTACCTCTTTCAGTTATCCATACTTCTTTCGCACCTTGTGTTTTACTTAAAATTCCTGTAACATCCCAAGGCGCTAGAAATTGACCTTTTTTTATATTTACTATTTTCTCTGTTCTACAAGCTTCAACAATTAAATCTGTTTGCCTACAGAGAAATGCTGGAATCTGTAGTACGTCTACTAGATTTCCACTACCTTGATACCCCAATTGTCTAACTTGTTCTACACTATGAACATCAGTAAGAATTTTAAGACCAGGTATTTCGGTTTTTAAATCACGGAAATGATGTAGAGTCATTGGCATACCAAGACCACGTTTTCCAGTCAAGCTTGTTCTATTTGCTTTATCAAAACTAGCTTTAAAATAATATTCAGCTTCGTACTTATCACAAACATCTTTACAATGTAAAGCGATTTCTAAACTTTGTTCAAAGGTTTCATGTTGACATGGTCCGGCGATAATTCTCATTTATACAAAGTCCTTTTAAATTTTACTAATAACATTATTGAAATATAAATCTGTATACAAATAATCCATTCTTCAATCATATTATTTTCTATTAGAAAGAATACAGTATCACCAAACAATGCTGCCCATATGAGTATCATAAAAAATGCTACCATTGGCGATGCAAAGATATGGAGACTCATTGTGGTACTAAGCTCCACCATCCTGTTAAAATTGCTTTAGGTTCTTGAGCTATTACTCCTCTATGAGTATGTGTAAAACCTGGTGGCCAAATTATTGTCCTACCTTTGACAGCATCAACTTTTAAATCTTGATATAAAAATTCAGTGCCACCATCTTTAACAGTATTTAAATATGTCATAAAAACTAAATGTCGAGTTCCATCTGTTCTATGATGAGCTAATTCATGATGCCAAGTTTTAAAACCTCCGCCTGGAGGATAGCATTGAAAATTATATTCTTGTATAATTCTAAATTGATCAACGTTATTAGCATGTTCATATTCTTTTAAATATTCATTTAAAACTTTTTGTAACGAGGTTTGATACCTCATAATCAACTCACCTGGAAGATTATTAGATGTTAAATCTTGTGAATCTTTTACATCAGTATTTACAACAACCTTTCCATTATTTCCAACCATACCAGATTTAACAAAAACTTGATTATTATCCCAATAATCAAAATAGTCTTGTATCAATTCATCACTAATGGAATTGTCGTATATACCAATAAAATTTTTCAAAGTCTACCATCCTTACGTAGCTGAGCTCTAATTTTTGTAGCGCTAATATCGTGTATGTCTTTTCCTAAATCATGTTCAGTGAATGTATAACCTACACCTCTCCCATAACTAATGTCTACAATATTAGGAACTTTCATAATAATGTATTTCTCGTTATATGCAAAACCTTCTTTATGTAATGCGACTTGAATATTTTGTACAACCTGACTATAGTCAAAAGGATTATCATCTTGTGCTACAGTTCTTCCACCACCAGCATCAGATCCAATAATACCACCAACATCTCGAATCATAATAGCAACTTGACCAGTTTCTGCTAAAGCTCTTTTAAATAATTCTGTATGCCCAGCATGCCAAGGCTGCCATCGACCTAGCATTTGCGTTGTTGGTTTTTTATGATCAAACACCCGGAAAATCCTCTCTTAATACTTTTGCGAAGTTAATTATTTCTTCATCAGACATAAAAGACTTTACATGATAATCAACTTCTGTAGGTCTTTCAAATATTTTATTAGTATTATCAAACCTACCCTCTTCTATTGTGTCCATCCATATTGTAATATCAGCTATAAACTGTTTACGTGTTTCTCCAGTAGGACAAACAAAATCACAAATAACAGTACGACCACGAGATCCTTCAAATAATGCAAGAGTATTCATTCTTTCTGCTTGTCTATTTCTGCCAGATGGAGTAAAGTCCCAATCATTGGCTTGCTCTCTAATCTTATCAGCATTATACCAAGCACAATTTAAATGAATTTGTAACCTTTTAGCTAGGTGTGTTTTCCCCGCTCCCGGCAGTCCCATTATCAGGATTCTCATTTTTTCTAAAACTCCATGTTCCGTCGTTATGTTCTTCCCAAATTAATTCAGTACCAGCATCCCATCCCATTTGGTTAAGAATATCTGATGGTAAATTAACTACTAATTCTCCATTTGAATCTTCGCCAATATCAGCTGTCCACGTTTTCTGATTCATCTGTTTTCCTTTTAGGTCTATTTAAAAAATCATGCTCAGGATTCTGACCATCTATGTTTCCATTCATATATGCAATAAAGAATGAAGCATAGTTAATTATATCTATGCATGAATCTTCAAGGGATTCGAAATTAGGATTATAATTCCTATCCAATTCCATTGCTTCAAGCACAGATTGAATACGTAATACTTTAGCTTGCATGGTATCTAGAATAGTAGCACAACCACGAGGATAGTACATTGCTTGACGTACTCGTGAATTAGGATTTTGGTAATCATTACCTTTTTTATTTTGAATTTCAGCTGCACGCTGTAATACTTTAATTGATTCTTTCAATTGTCCAGTCCTTCCATTTTGTCGCGGCTTTGCTTAAACGGTATGTCAATTGTTCAGGAGTTAAATCATAATCGTTTAATATTGCCTCACGAGTATTATAAGTTATTCCTTCAATATTGTAAACCTTGTTTCCAACCCAATTAACCCAAGTAAGTCCCGCTGCTTTATATGCTTGTCGAGGATGTTTCTTTGCTAGTTCTTCATCATTCTGATATGGTTTCAGAGCTTGATTTTCTGTCTTCAAAGTAATAGCAACTCTACAACGAGACTTAATAAGATTAACTAAAAATTTATCGCTTTTGCCTTTACGAATTTGTTCTATAATTGTGATTGATGAATTTTTACGACCCCATATATGTTCCCATGTTGTGTCTCTACCTGGTCCAGGTTTTTGAGTAAATTGACACGATGGCGTACACATTCCATTAAAAATATTAGGTGCACCGAAGAGTGCGTTGCCTAGTGAGAAAGTAATTACACCATCGATTTCATCACTAGTACCATATAGTGGTTCAAGTTGTTTAGCCACTGTTAAAATTGCAGAGTATATTTCATAATGATTGTCTTTAGCTTTGCACATTGTATCGCCTTCCATCCATTCATAATTACTATACTACCACAGTTCTTATGAATTGTACACCATTTTGTTTCATTTAAAAACAATCACTTACGTTTTTTTTACGGATTCTTTTTTACCACAATGTGGACAATGTAAGTTACCTCTTTCAATACAATAGTTTTCTTCCATTGTAGCGTAACTCCAATGTCCTTTACATTGAGTACATGTAAGATGCCAAATAATTTCTTTTTCTGCTTTTATCATCTTCTTTCTATATCTTCTTCAATACACTTAGTTCCGTATTGAACTTCTAATATGTGACAAGGTTTATCAAATGGATTATAAGCTTTATGCCAATCTTCTCTATGTATAATATAAGTCTGATGTTGTTTTAAAATTATCGTTTCGTCTCTACCAACATTGGTTGAAATAATATCACCTCTTTCAATATCCATTTTCATAGAACCTTCTAATATATACCAATGTTCGCTTCTATGATAATGTCTTTGATCACTTAAACTGCAGCCTGGATTTATTACAAGTTCTTTTACTTTCACTGTTCCTTTATCATCTAACACTCTCCAATAACCCCAATCTCTAAGTGTTTTTTGTGTTTTCCATTCATCTAATATCCAACTAGAAGAATTTGTTTTATCACCACCAACACCAAAAACAAATTCTACATCAGGATGATTTTGATATTTTAAAAACTCAGGAGTATTTTCATTATTTCTGTCTCCGCCATTAGCGAATACAACAGTGTCCATAGTGTCAGAAAGAATCTTATCAATAGCGTTAATAGCACTATTATCAGAATCGTCGAACTCAATAATCCAATCAACCATTTCAAGCGCTTCAACAATTGCTACCCTCTCTTCATATGGTAAAAAGGCTTTCCCTTTTTTTCTTGCTAACCATTCATCAGAATTTAATCCAACTACTAATCTATTTCCTAATTTTTTAGCTTGACTTAAATAAGAAATATGACCTGAATGTATAGGATCAAATCCACCTGTGACTAATACGATTTTAGACATTTCTATAAGCGTACTCCAATGCTCTATCTGCTTCTACTTCTAATGGACGATTTGCATACCAGTTTCCAGTTTCAATATCTAGTTCTCTACATAACTCTGCCATTTGTTGTGCGGTGATTGGATATTGATTTTTCAAAGCATTTCCTGCTAAAGCAACCATGATTTGATACATCTTATGATACCAACCAGTGTTACTTATTGTTTTATATTCTGACTCTA